TCATCACTCCACCGTTGTTACGAAAATCATCCTCTTCTAACCAATGTGCTACAGAAGTAGTCTTACCATCTTCGGTACAATACCAACCTGCTGCAAGATCCTTATCCATAAGAACCAATTGCCAGAACTTCTCAGAATTAAAAACAATGTCCGAGTCGATCCATAATTGCCAATCATACTTTAATTTTCCGTCCCATGGAATCTGATTAGGTCCTCTGAGAACATTCGCACCAAGACACTTACATCTTGCAAAGTTCACCATAGAACTATAATCTTGAGATATTTGTATACTTGCACCACTCTGCACAAGATCAAAACATAGCTGAACGAAAGACTTTAAGAATGCATATGATACTCCTCTACCAGGTAGACAGAATACTATAGACTTCCCCTTAACCATTTCCTTTGCTTTATCATAATCCCATTCAGGGGCTTTTTGTGCAACAGGTGCGTTTGCCTTTACTGTAAATCCTTTTGCCATAATCTGTTGTAATTACATATCAATTATATCAGTTTATATAGCATATGTCAATATATTGTTTAATCATCTGCCTCTGTAAGAAAGATTTCTTTACTATCAATATTCCATTTCAATCTAAGTTCTTCATACCATCCAAATTCATTAACTATTTCCTCTGGTATCGTTATATGATATCTATCAGTTACTGGGTCGATCTCTATGGTGCTAAAAATATTATCGAAATTTTTTTTCATACCCGAAAAACCTTGTGGTCGTTTTTATATAGGGAAAAAAATTTTTGTAATTCCCTTATATCGAAAGGTCGATCTGGGTCGTTTATAGCTTAGGGGATCCATTGAAAATAATAACAACCCCCCACAAATACGGGGGACTGTTGTTGTTAACGAACGAATAAGGATTAGGTGATCATTGTTGTAACTCAACCTTGCAATCAATTGTTTTTAATAACTCAATGCACTTTACTGCCTTATCATAAGAACTAAAGGACATTAATTTGTAACGTTGATTGTTAGGGAAGCAGTAACGAATTGTTGTCATTTAGTGGGTGAAGAGTTGTTGTTAGTTTGGAGATAGAATTCGGAGAGATAGTAATCACAAGTGACTTCTAATTCACTGGCATACTTCTCAATTTCCTCATGAAATCCGTCTGGATATCTTATCATTTTATCACGCATAATCTGTGTCCCCATTGATATAACTTTCGACATCAAATTTGTCGTCAGTTTGTAACTCTGGGATGTCAAAGATTCCACCTGGTTCGTTGATAAGATCTTCGAGCAATTTGTCTTCCATTGGTTGTCATTTAACGACTCAACATATTAATAATACAATGATATCGAACCCATTGCAATACGTCTTGTGCCAGTTTATAAACCCACACAGATTCGCTTGTAGTTCTTTCTACTTTGTGATATAATCGTCCCGACGTTCTTATAATTCTACGCACTACAATCTAACAGGCAATTGTTTATACTTAGCGTGCCCTAATACGTGCTTCTATTGTTGTTAATCTATCAGACCCAATTTACCTGACCTCACGCATAATGACGGTAGGCAAGTTCTTGATAGTTGTTATCATCGAACCTTGCGTAATCTTCATCATACTGTGAATCTTCTTCTAGAAAATCGTGGCATGAGTTATCATAATCCCATACGAATTCTGCGTCGTAATCGTTCATAATTCTCCTGTGATTATAGAGTTATTATAACATAAACCTCAGAATATTGCAACACATATAGTGTTACTTAGTGTTCTTATTTACTCATAATAGTATATATGTATTTGCGTTACTAAATGTTAAGAATTGCTGAAAATTCGACCCTGATACTTGACAACTTGCCTTCTCCATATTATGCTCGCAAAGGTTGCATCAACCAGGCAGATTACAAGACCTTTATAACAACATTACTCAACAGATTACAACACCTTTGTATCACTAATTAAATCATATTACATCACTATATAATACTTTTCCACAACGATTTCCACAGGAGTTATTAACACTTATTCCACAGATTACACCCCCTTTTTCAACAACTATGTGGAAAACTATAATAAACAGATACATATTTATAAAGGTATTTAAAACGTTATTTTTAACATTTTGTGTATCAGATTATACCGTTTCAATGATATTTAACGAATAAATCTTCAAATCGATTGTTATCATATATCTCTGTATCTGTGCTCTTGAGACTTATACATATCAACACTATTACCATCTAATTGTTTATAGTTTTCCACAGACAATTGTTCGGCAGTTAGTATTATCGTATCATCTAATTGACTCTTCCTTCTTTTAACAAATTGCAACTGATTCCAGCACTGTTCATAACATAATAAACAAATATGATGCTTCTTATGTAACATTGGTTTACCACTTGTGTATATACATTCTTTCTTATCTTTAGTCCCTATTTCTATAGTTAGATACCTAGAATGTGTAGGAAAACCTTTTTTAACTTCGGGAATATCTGCAATAAAATATACCCAACCCTCATCAATATCACCATTAGGTCTATTCCAAATCACGTAATCATTTACTTCCGGGATATACTTAGTAGACATGATTGTACGAATATAATGTTAATTAAAGGTCATCTCTTACTACTCTTAAGTCATTTGGATTGACACCATCTTTAAGTAAATCATTATACTTAATCGTACATTCTTTCTTAGTTAAATGTCTATATTCTTGGGTTAATTTGTGCCATCCAGTTGTATTTTGTTCTTCAATCGTATAGAATACTGTCATAATAGTAGGGTTAATTGCTAATTTAATTTATGTAGTAAAAGCATTAATAATACCAGATTGATATTCATCTTTTAATGCTAATTTGGTCGCATTTTTAATACTTTCCATCATAGCAGTGTTATTACTTTCGGGGAACGAATCCTCATTTAAAAGTAACTCGAATACCTCTAAATCTGTCTCACCAATACATACAACAATTCCCCCATATTCTGATGAGGGAAATGTTATCCAATAGTCAATAATGTAAATGTATTTCATACTTTATATTATACAATTACTGGTGTTAATTGTCAACCTAATGACCAATTTATCTTGAGATAGTTATCATCATGGTAACGATCTAGGGCATCTTCGTTATACTCTTCAAAGATAAATTCTTCGCAAAAGTATTCAACAGCAATGTTACCTAGTTTCTCACATGCACGTAATATCTCTCCTATTTGTTCATTAGATAGGTCTAATTCATCAATACAAAATGCAATGTCCTTTTCAATTTGTGATGTTTTCATTGTTACTTAACCTCCTCACATAGTTCACTAATTAATACATTCTCAACTAATTCATTATATAATTGTTCATCATCTTGGAATAAATTAACTCTTTCTTTTACCTCACTATCTGTTAATTTAGAATAGTCATCTATCAGAATATCTGTTACAAACTCAACTAAAGTTTGAGTGTCCATGTTATCAACTTGTAACTCAACAAATTGCTCAATAAGTTTATCTTTCTGAGACGAATTTAGTTGGTAATTCTTTATAATTACCTTTGCATCTAACTCTGAATTAGTTGCATTTGGATTTGCAGATTGTGAATAGTTCATGTTAAGAATTGAAGTAAGTTTGCTCTACTAAAACATTAGTTTCTAACTCAAATACTTCGGGTGTTATACCCTCTTCCCTTGCTAATGCTTCAAGGAAAATGTTAGTAACTTGATCTAATTCATCTCCAGTTAGATAATCATAGATGTCAATCTTTCTATGATTCTTTTCAAATTCGAGTTCAGATTGCAGTGACATTGTTTTAACCTCCGAATGTGAATTGTGGTTGCTCAAGTATAATATCTCTTACTCTTTCTCTATCTAAACTATCACCTCCACCCCACGAATAATGAACATATTCTATATCTCTCTTCTCAAATCTCTCAACATAAGTATTAAATGCACTTAAAATATCTTTCTTAGTTAAACCTTTAATCGGATAAAGTTCGGATTGTGGGTTATAGAAACTCCACACATAATCCACGAATTCTTGTAAACTATTCATATTATTTCACCTCTACATTGTAATAATCTTCGTTATAAAGATATGAGACAGAATCGTCATCAAATCCTATAAACATATCATCAAAAGATTTGCTACCAAATTGTGCATAACTCTTGCAAACTTCCTGGTAAATGTTGATAGTTAGTGGTTCCATAATAAAGAAAGAAAGTAATAATAAAGGACAGAAAAAAGAGGTGCGTAAATGTTACGCAACCTCCAGATGATTAGCATCAATAAGTATCATTCCATCAAAGAAATCTTTGGTTTCATTGCTATAATTAACGAACCAATCAAAGTTTCTTTGGAATACACTAGCACCCCATTTTACCTCTTGTAAAATAGCATTTAGTCTGCTCTTTGTAGTGTTAGTTTGCCACCCACAAGAGGACAATTTAACTGCTTTAGTTTCATGGCAAAAGGTTGCAATTTGATGACCATGTAATAAAACTTGACTGCAATTTGTTGACTCATTATAAAGAACTGTGGTGTTAGAACCTGACCAGTTACCCTTATTTGAGATTGCGAAGTTCATTTGTCTTTCGATTTTTCTCATGTAGTGAAAAGAATTAAAGGGAATTTGGTTAGTGTGAAAAGAGGTTTATCTCTCCCCCACTTCTATAATATACTCGATTTTAGGGTCTAATGGGAGTTTAGTGTGCCACTTTGTGAGGTGGCACAGACTATGTAATAATTTTGCTGAGTGATATTATCATAAGGAATGTTAACATTATAACCACATCATGTGCCTTAGTTCTTATAAAGAATGGTATGCTAATTACGTTAGCAATTAAGTGCATAAAAGCACCTAATGTTGCCGATACATGTAAAACAATAAAATAGGCAGTAACTATCAAGAATGACCCGATAATTCTGCCTGTTGTTAATAGTTTCATTGACACATATCCTCAAATCTTTGTTGAGTAATAGTGGTAGCAATCTCTTCCAATTCTTTTCTACTAATGACATCATCTTTGTGAGTAATGTATAGTTCGGATAGGATTTCTTCAAATAAATCTTCAAGAATCATTTGATTTTGTGAGCAACTCATTGTTAAACTCCTAAGTCAAGTAGGACATCTTTAAGATAAGTTTCCACACAATCTTCGGCATCATAAATGTTATCGAACTCACCTAATTGGGTTTGAGTTCCTACATTACAACCCGTTGAATTATCATAATCCATAACATTTACTTTGAAAACATCATTACCATAATGATAGATAGCAATGTTAATTCCAAGATCATTTTGTCTACGATAGGTATCAAATACAGATGTAGTTACACCTTTAACGTATTCAAATGATAGATAGTCATCAGTCAAATCGATGGACTGAGAGAATAGGGATTTTGAATTTTTCATATCTTTATTATACACACAAAAGGGGTCAAAAGTCAATAATTTTATACCAGTTTGTCAACTGTCCCATCTCTTTACTAAAGTAAAGTTTTTGTGACTAAAATACTCTCTATCTATTATTTTATAGGTGCCAATTGGATTGGTTAAAACATAACCTTCCCCATCACATTCCTCTTCTTCAATGTAACCCATCATCTCACAATCATCAAAACAAAATGATAACAATTCATCCTTAATCTCTTTGATAAGTAACCATAAACTTATCAATCTTGGATTTTCAAAATCTTCAGGATCTATTTCTATTTGTTGTTTAATTAAACTATTGAAGACTTTCTTTAATCTTAATGCCTCTTTATCATCCTCAAATGTTACTAACTGTGCCATACTTTTGGCAAATTTGATTCTATTAACAAGTGAATCTTCCAGGTCATAGTTTGCATTTGGTTGAACAAACTTACACTCTTCACTATCAATTAGTTCATGTAATAATGGTATTGATACACACTCACGCAGTACATTTTCATCACCATTATATTCACCATCAAGCACATATCTTGTGTGAGGTGCTAATACAATTTGCTCTTCAATTACATCATCAAATGTATAAGTTATTGTGTTAGGTGTGTACTCTGATTCACCACCAAACCCGATAAAATCACCTTGATAAATGTTATCAGTAAAGGGCAAATAACAAAGGCATTTGTGTAAAATAGTGGCAACATCTCCAGTTCCATGATTAGTTTCTATTTCATCATGGTTATAATTTACCTTGACTAATTTCTTATTAAAAACTGATTTTGTACCCACAAAAAACCTGTTAGTTTGTGGATGTTTCCCCCATACGATTGCAGGTGCCCCATCTATTTTAACAGACAAATGTGATGGCACTAATAGTGCATCAAGCACTGAAAGATCACCAGTTAAAATAGTATCTTCAGGGTGTTCTATATGTAAATTAGTCATATTAATTACACTCCATTGATTGTTAGTGAACCTGCGTAATTATTCTTGTTAAGTACACATGATTGATGAATATTAAAGAGAGTTTCATAATTAACTCCCTCCCAATCTGTCCACTCTGAAACATAATCTTCACAGGTAAAATCACCCGTTCCATCTACATTTAGTGGGCATGATTT